TCATCAATGACACTTGAACCAAGGAAGTCAGCCTTGCACATGTTAGCCACATAAGCAGCGTCATATAACTGATTGTTTTCAAGTGTAATACCATGTGCCCTCATAATTGTGTCAACTTCCTCTTTTGTCATGGCTTTGAGTTTCTTTTCCTTACCATCAGGAGATTTGACTTTCATATTTCCTACAGCGAACTCAAAAAGTTTTCTGTTGAAATGCGGACCATAGTTTCTCAGATACACAAGCATTTCATGCGGATATTCATCGTATTGTGTAAGACCTTTCATAACTTTGATGTTTTAAATGTTATCTCATACCTCTTCTATAGCCATATCTGCCTTCCATTTCTCTTTCATTGTCTCTGTATGCTCTTTCCTCATATTCATCATCATATTTGGAATCCTCTATACATTCAACAATCATTGAGGCATATTCTTCCATTTTTTTGGCTTTGTCAAGAAGATGTTCCTTATCTCTTTTACTTCTGAATGAAAATACTATCATAATAAGTCCTTTCTTAATTTGATGTTTCCTTATTCAACTTGTTCAACAGTTCCCTCATACCTTCCTGAAGAGAGGCCACTTGGTCCTGAAGACTTTGTATAGCCCTACTGTCAGATTTGTTTGAAGGATTTAATTCCTCCAAAGCCTGTTCATAGCTTTCAGCAAGTTTTTCATGCTTTTCCTTGCTGTTTATGATGTTCCTGCTATTCTGAAGCATTGATGTCAGATATGAGTTAAGAACATCTTTGTTCTCGGCAAGAATAAAAGCTGACTCTCCGAAGTTGGCTATTGATGTGTTGGGAACACCTTTGAATTCCCTTCTTTCCCCTGCTATAGTCGCAGTTATATCCAAAACCATTTCCATATTGGGATTGAAAGTGTTATACTTTGGTCTTGGTACAGAAACTGATTCCACAGGTCCACTTAATATCTTTGGATTATTGTTGATATCAAAGACATATAATATGCTGTTAGGAGTTAAATTTGAAAACATGATTTATAATTTTAACCGTTATTCTGTGTTGATGATCCAGTGGCAGCAGTGGCTGCAACAGGACCAAAGGTCACAAGCTGAAGCAAATTACTGCCTTTATCATAATAAATTATATATACACCAGCCCCATTGAATTGTGTAGCTGTAGCAGCTTCTCCACCAATAAGTGTAACAGGTTGTGTGAACTCATTTGAAGCAAACAATATGGGGAGAGTACCAGCTCCTTCTGGAAGAGCTGTATTCAATCTGAACAATATCAGTCCTGTGCTGTTAAGAAATCTGAATGCCCTTTTTGGAATGCCAATAACAACATTGTCAGTATTGACTGTTATATTAGTGCTTTCCAACATGGGAATACCATTTCTGTTGGCAAAATTGAACGGATAGTTAGTAGTAGCACCAAACATATTGTATCCTCCTGTAAATTAGTTAAAGAAACTTGTTTGACCAAAGCCATAACCCATATAAGGAGTTGTGTTAACAGCTGTCAGGTTAGGCCAAATAACTGGAGTAGTAGCAGGTTGTTTTGCAGCAATAGCATCAATCTTGTCATCCAATGCAGCCATAGCCTTATTGAAAGCCAAAGTCTGGTTATCATTACTAATCTGATTTCTCAGCTGAGTAATAATATCACCTTGAGTATTGATTTTATTTTGCAATTCACGCTCCTTCAAGTCACAGAATTCTTTGGTAATCAGAGTATTCTGACCAGCTATTGCATTAAGAATACTGTTGGTGTTACGTTCATTCTGAGAACTCAAAGCGTTTGTCTGCTGACAAACACTCAGTTGGTCAGCTGCTTCATTCTGAGCTAATTGCAATCTTACAGAAGCATCATGTGCAGCCAAAGAAGTCTGTAATGCATTAGTTTGGTTTGCAATAGCCAGTCTGTTCTCACAGCAGCATTCACATAACTTCTGGCTAATAGAAGCGTTGCCAGTCAAAATCTGAGAAATAATCTGCTGTCCAGTCAAACCAACATTACCACTCAAAGTAGCAATAGAAGTGTTGATACCAGCAAGTACAGATTGTACATTCTGAACAGAAGAATTGGTCATTTGGGCAAGCTGTGACAAAGCATCAGCACGGCCATTAAGAGCCTGTATGATGAGGTTAGTACCAGCTTCCTGATTTGCCTGATTAGCAAGAAAACCTGTTCCATTACCATCAAAACCAAAACCATTGCCATTACGTGACCACATCATCCACAAAAAAATCAACCACATCCAAGAACCATTACCACCAAAACCACCGTTATTATTGATTAAGGCAAGTAAACCTGGGTCAATGGAAGTGCTTGTTCCAGCGTTTGGAAACATAAAAACTTTTGAATCGTCCATTGTTTTTTAATTTAGAGTTATTACTATTGTTGTAAGCTTACAGTTGCAAAAATACGACAGTGATATACCCTAATCAAAACAATGCCACAATAAAACAAAAAACCCTGACTAACAACAAGTCAGGGTTAAATTCATTACTTTATAAGTTCGTCTTTATACCATATCAACTCTTTGAAGCCTCTCCTTTTTCTTCCTTTTGGAAGTTTTCCTTCTCTAATACGTTTGTCAAACTCACTTCTGGATATCTTAAGCAAGCTGCAAGCCTGCTCTTTGCTCAAAGATTCATGGGCTATAATAGACATAATATCCATTGCCTGTCTTTCTGAAATCTCAGAATTACCTCCTTCTATTTTGTCTGCTATTTCCCTTAGTGTTTTTACAACACTTCTCATTATGATATTCATATACTATTATATATACCAATAATACTATTACAATTCCTGTGAAAACCATATACATTAAAAATAAATCTCTGTTATCAAGAGGTATTCCTATATAACAATCAATAATGTTAAGTAGCCAATTAAGTGTTATGTAATGTATCAATAACCTATGCCATCTGCAAAACCTGAATGCTATTGATTGAGCATACATTAATATAAGTAAAAACAAAGAAGTGCTTCCTATATAAGACAGAATTACCAAATCTATATAAAAATAAGACAGTATTGTATTTAATAAATATACCAAAGCCATAGCTGCTGGCATAAATTTTATTAAAAGCAACACTATCTTATACAAATATTTACTTTTTGATTTTACCACCACAGCCATATCTTCTTTTTGGATCTCTTGTAACACTTGCCTTTGCTGTCAAAGGCATAGGTCTTCCTGTAGGTTTGTCTGCGGTTCTGTGTACTCTCTTTTTAGCCATAATATTAATTTTTAGTTGTTTGTGAAGGTTTCATTCTTGCTATTTGTAACTTGACATCATTATTATCCTTGTTTTTCTGTTTCTCAAAAGCAAGTTTTTCCCTGTCAAGTTTTATCTTTTCATTGAATTGTCTTATAGACTCTTCAAGTTTGTCTTTTGATTCCTGTGAATATTCAGGTTCCTGAATACCATCGTCAGCTGAGTTTATTGTTGCAACAAGCAGTTTTGTCTCATTGTCTCTCATATTCATTCTCTCATTCTGTTCCATCTGTGCCTGCTGCATTGCTGCCTGTGCCTCCATTTGCTGTTGCTGTAACCGCATTTGTTCCTGCTGTGCCTTGGCATTTCTTTCTCTTATTTGTGCCTCATCTCTTTCAACCATCTTCTGTTTTTCAAGAAGTGAAGACGAATTGTACAGCTTCATCACTGTTGAGAATGAAATCATCTGGTTTTGCAAAGCGGCTTGTGCAAGCATGTCAAGCTTCTGATTAAGCTCTTGAAGTGAGTTGCTGTAATCAACCACAAGACCATAGTCACTTTCAGCAAATTCATCACCGTCAATATCAGCAACCATCTGGGCACCATCTGATGTAATATACTGGAATTTCTTGCTACCTCCCTTATAGCATATCTTCGCTGTCTCAAGCAAACATTCAAGAACCCTTTTCTTCACATCATCATGAATTGAGAACACCCATTCTGTAATATGGCTTGATTGCAAAGTGGCTCTCTCTACACCACCAACAGTCTCCCTGTTAGATACCTGCCCCTCTCTTTGCTTGGTTATACCTACAATTTCAGACATACTGAGTTTTATAAACTCAAGTATATTGATATACATTTGTATACTGTTTCCAACCTCAGCGTCAATAACTCCTGAGGAAGCGTTGTTAAGACCTCCTGCAAGCACACCTTTGGCAGCACCCTCATTGCCTATATTGAATGAATTCACAACAGCAAGATTATTCTTCTTAGCATAATACATCCATTTGTCAATGTTCCAACCTTCAGGAACCTTTGCCAAATCAAGCTGTATTATCTTACCCCAGTTATGTGCGATTATTCTTGACAATCTGTCATGAATAACATCATAAAAATAATTGTAAGGTTTCATCATATCCATCATTGACACTGGCTTGGAGTCATTGATGTTATATATGCTTCCTATAATACCGAAATGACATCTTGAAGGATTTGAAAGCCTGTTGTATTGGACAACTCTTGGTCTTATGTTCACATACACTTTCTCACCTATTTTTGTGCCTTCCCAAGCCTCGTTTATATAGTAAATCTCCTCCTCTTCTCCCCTTGCCTCGTCAATAACATAAGTCTCATCATAGAAATTGAACATTTCCTCACCAGTCTCAGGATTGTATGATTTCACTTTCTTTATTTTCCTTCTTGATTTCCAATACATTCTGATAACCCTTACATTACCATTTGTATCAAAAGGAATCAAACCGTCAGCATTGCCTTCAGAGAACATTCCAAAAGGATCAAAATAAAATCCCATACCATCTTCACTTGGATATACAATCTCATCACTCACCATATTGGCATTTACAAACGCTTTGCTTGGATGTTCAACATTGTCATCCTCTTCTCCTGTTATACCAGTAGCTGACTCAATATAATCAATATCCTTTTTTGTAAGACCAGCATCATAGAATGTGTCGTATATTCTTCCAGGAGACCAATAATCTTCAAGGATTATGACATCAGCATCCTCAATTCTGTTACTGTAACCAGATTTGAACACTCTTACTTTCAAAGGATTAAGTCTGTTCACAACAGGTTCTCCACCAACAATGTCAATTTGGTAAATCTCTTCTCCAACTATACATGCATCCATAAAACCAGCATTGAAAACAAGAGGAAGATTATATTCTTTTATGTAATGGTGTATAAGATTATTGGCTCTCACCTCTCTCATATCCTGCCATTCATACATAAAGTAATCCGACATTTTCTCAAGTTTCTGGTTCATCTGGTTCTCATCCATAGATGTTGCCTGCACAAGCTGTTGCAACTGCTGTAATACCATATCCCTTTTGTTATTCTCAATTTCTGAGATTGAGTTAGGATTGGTAACAACAACTTTGAAATCAAAAACTCTCTTGTTTTCCTCACCTTGAAGAATCCTTATCTTTGAATTGGCTATTGGATAATGCTGTATTTTCTCAGGTATATTCTCTGTGTCAATACCTTCAGGGTCAATGAGCATCACAAGGTCTTTCATGTGAAGCTTGTCATTGAACAAATCATAATTTATTTTCATGTGGGAAACAGAGTTCCTGACAGGAGACCAATTAAAAAACGACCTGTCCTCAGCCCAGTCAAGATGTGCCTTTCTCCATGCTTTTGTCTTTCTTGACATAGGCAACTGCTGCTGTGGAAACTTCCCTTTGCTATAGTCCATAATTTATTATTTTTTGTGCAAAGATAATAAATTTAACAATATAATACAACATGTAAGTAAAAATACTTCCTTATAGTACTTTCGCTTTTATCTTATTGTCATAATTTCTTGTAAAATAGTCATCGTTGGCAAGTGTTGACGCACCTTTCTTTTGGTCATTACGGTCATCAATATTACCACCATACAATATTATTTTCTCTTCTCTGTAAAGCATAAGTATACCCAAAGACCTTACACGGTCAAAGTTTCTTACAGCATCAAAGTTAGAAAGCTCCTCAAGCAAAGCCCTGTTTCTTATATATGACAGATTAGGCACTGTTATCTCCTCAATCTCCCCATCTTTTGTTATGATACTTGTAACAGGTTTTAATAACCAGTCTCTTATCAATCCGTTGGCATAATTATTGACAGCAGCTGTAGCTGCAACACCTTTGCTTGAAGAACCAAATGAACTGTATTTTATTATCTGTTTGTCTCTCAGATACTGCGGAGTATCAGCAAGCAGATGAGTGCAATTCATTCTCTTAAAGTAAGCAAAACATCCTTTTATATTACTTTCATATAAACACTGGGCATTATAGAACAAACACAATAACCTCACAAGCTCATGACTGTCATCAGCAAATGATGTTCTTCCAGTAAATTCAGCCACTATTCTGTCTGTGAACAAATCAAGTACAAATATGCTTGAAAGTGATGAAGATTCAGCTTGGTCATTATTCACAGGGTCATAACCTACAATATATCTGTTAGGACTTATTTCTCCATAACTGTTTTTCTGAGGCATCTCAAATATCTCCAACGCTCCTGGAGTATCATTGGATACTTCATATTTTCTTATGGGAGAAGAGTTTGTGGCAGTGAATATAACTTCTCCATTTCCCTGTTGTGTAAGAGTTCCAATATACACATCATCAAAAGCTTTTGGGTCAGCATCTAACTGCTGTATTCTCTCATTAATCTGTGGTACTGGGAAAAACGCATTTTTTGATTTTATAATAGCTTCAGCTGGAGTAATAGGGTCTTCAGCTATTACTTTAAGCAAAGAAGTTGGATTGGCTCCATATTTTGTTTTATATCTTGCCATCAAAATTTCTATAAGGGCCTTTATAACATCTGACACACCGTCTTTATTATAACAGCCAAGTCTATTTACATAAGCAGGAAAGAAATATCCAAAAGTCTTTGTTCCTTGCTTTGGTTTGTCATATACATTATCCAACGACAATAAATTATATGATTCTGTACTGTATAATAATTGTTTGGCAGCACTGAAATCAGATTCTTTATCACCAGAGGTACCTACTAAATACATACAAGCAAATGTATAACCACCGTCTTCAACAGATTTTCTTGTTGTGTCATAAAGATTCAGAAGTCCTTTGAATGTACCCATTTCCTCAAAAAGAATCCAACCTCTCTTTCCTCTTAACTTTTCTGAGTCATCCTTTGATGATACAGCTGACACTGTGTTAAATGAACCCTGCTCTCTTCCCAAATCATCTTTATAACCCATCTGCCAAGTCATTTCATTGGGAGAGTTTTTAAGAAGAAGATGGGGAAAAGGAGTATTGATAAAACTGAAATTTATTGCAGGTTTGAACTTTGTCAAAGTACCGTCTTTTGAATCTGAAAGAAACTCTTTTTGATACGCTGTCAAAATAGTAATTACTCTCCTTCTTGATATCTCGCTTTCTCCAAGTATAAGATTATGCCCCATTATAGCTGATAGACTATATGATTTTGCACACCCACGCTTAGCCAATTCAATAGCATGTTTACCAGCTTCTCTGGCATTATATAAATAATAGTATCTCCACACATTCCCTTCGTTGAAGTAAGGAAACCCTTCTATTCTGTCAGCCTTTTTCTTACCTTCAACAGTTTTATTTATCATCATTGGCTGATAGTTAAGGAACCAATAATTATATCCTGAAATCCATGCTCCATCCTCTCTTATTAATCCTTCCCAACACCTTCTTCTCTCCTCATCCCAAAACTTCCTGAATTCAGAGTTAGGATTGTTGTTTGGTCTTAAAAAAGAATAGCAGCCATGCTCAAGAAAATGAAGAGCAGGCTGTCTGAAGTAATCAGCATTGGTCATTATAGGAGGATTGGTAATATCAACTATTGCCGCACCTCTTTCATCTTTTGGCAAATCCTTATAATAAGGCCTGTCTGGTGATATAAGATTCTTTATGAATTGCACATTTGTGACAAAATCAAGCAATTGTTCTTTCACTTCCTGAGGCAAAGAGTCAAGAAGAGATTGTGTCAAAGGT